GTGCTATGGAGAATACAATCCGCCGCCAGATTTAAAAGAATTCTGGCCAATTTGGCATTGCACACCGGTAAATTTTGAATTACTAGATTTGTTTCAGACACCAACATTTCCTGATGATAGTCTTGTATGGGTTAGCAACGTATTTCATTATGAGCCAGTAATATTTGAATATGGATGGGAAGAATGCAAAAATGCAAAACAACGGTTGATTACACAAAATAAATCGTGTACAATTATTTAATACAAAGGAAATACTATGGGAAAACCATTTGACGTAAGCAAGTTCCGCAAGGAAATCACTAAGAGCATTGATGGTCTTAGTATTGGATTTAATGATCCTACAGATTGGATCAGCACTGGCAACTATGCCTTGAATTACCTAATCTCAGGTGACTTCAACCGCGGGATTCCGCTGGGCAAGGTCACTGTGTTTGCTGGTGACTCTGGTGCAGGCAAAAGCTACATCTGTTCAGGTAACATTGTTAAACACGCACAAGAGCAAGGTATTTTTGTGGTGTTGATTGACAGTGAGAACGCATTAGATGAGGACTGGCTCAAAGCACTTGGGGTTGACACTGGTCCAGACAAACTACTTAAATTAAGTATGGCCATGATTGATGATGTAGCCAAAACAATTTCAACATTCATGAGTGACTACAAAGCCCTGCCCGATGGCGAACGCCCTAAGGTCATGTTTGTGATTGACTCATTGGGTATGTTGTTGACGCCCACAGACGTTAACCAATTTGACGCAGGTGAAATGAAAGGTGACTTGGGTCGTAAACCCAAAGCACTCACAGCACTTGTTCGTAATTGTGTCAACATGTTTGGTAGTTACAACGTGGGATTGGTTTGTACCAATCACACATACGCAAGCCAGGACATGTTTGACCCAGATGACAAGATCTCCGGCGGCCAAGGTTTTATCTATGCAAGTTCTATTGTGGTTGCCATGAAAAAGATGAAGCTCAAAGAGGATGAAGACGGCAACAAAGTATCCGAAGTAAACGGCATTCGTGCAGGCTGTAAGGTTATGAAAACACGCTATGCCAAGCCTTTTGAAGGTGTGCAAGTTAAGATTCCATACACAACAGGTATGAGCCCATATTCAGGTCTTACTGACTTGATTGAGAAAAAAGGTCTGCTTAAAAAAGAAGGCAACAGTCTTGTGTTTACCACAAGTGCCGGAGAGATCATCAAGAAGTTTCGTAAAGGTTGGGAACGCAACGATGATTCGTGCTTGGATGTTGTGATGAAAGACTTTGGCAATCAGAAGGCAGAGGTAACTACAGTCGAGGAGGATACAGAATGAGCGAAGTAGTAGCAAGTGAAATTTGGGGCGAACTTAAACGTTTTGTAAACACGGTGGATCGTGCAGAGGCTGCAGAAACTGTGGTACAAATCTTGATGGACAATGACTCAGACGTAGAAGATATTCGTAATGCCTTCAAGGGCGATTCAGATATCAAACGTGCATTGACAGCATATCTTGACAACGACAAAGATTATGTTGATGAAGAAGATGCCGAAGAAGACGAAGACTTTGATGACTTTGATGATAAAGACTGGGAAGACTAATGTCTTTAAAATATTTCCCTATTGACTCAGAAACTAGTTGTAGGTCAAAATGGTCTTGGAGCACACTATATCTAAATCAAGGAACTACTGCTTCTTGTCATAGGGCTAGTACATCGGCTATACCAGAAAAATTTGAAGACTTTCATAACACCCCTGTTAAAACACAAGATAGGAGTGTCATGCTACAGTCTTTGTGGCCTAGTAATGGTTGCGAATATTGTCGAGATATTGAACACAGTGGCGGCATTAGTGATCGCATGTTTCAAAATCAAATCCCAGATGTATACCCTAGAGAACTTGATCAAGACAATACCTTAACTGTAGTTAATCCTGTGGTGTTAGAAGTGTTTTTTTCTAATACTTGCAACCTATCTTGCATTTATTGCAATGCAAAATCTAGTTCATCGATCCAGGCCGAAAACAAAAAGTTTGGTGGTGCAATACTTCCTGAATTAGATTTTGAATACACCAGTAACAAATACCACGAGCTTGTTCCAAAGTTTTGGTCATGGTTTGAAACAAATAGTCTATTGTTACAACGATTACAAATTTTAGGCGGTGAGCCTTTCTTACAAAATGATGTGTTGAAGTTGATTGAATATTTTGAACTGCATCCGCATCCTGGCCTAGAGTTTAATTTGGTTACCAATCTTATTTTGCCAACCAAGGTTATGGAACCTATATTGGAAAAACTAAGAGATCTAAAACAACAAAATAAGCTGAAACGAATTGATATCCAAGTCAGTGTTGATTGTTGGGGCCACGCACAAGAATACATACGGCATGGATTCGTGTTAGATATTTTTGATCGTAACATGGAGTTGTTGATCGAAATGTCTGAATTTCGAATTGGACTATTGTCGACCATAACTTCACTATCAATTCCCAGTATGCCAGAGTTAGCGCAAAAATACAATCAATGGTGCAAAAAACAAAAAATATTTTGGTACATGCATTTGGTTCTACCTAACAACAAAAGTGTGTTTGATCCTGTTATGTTTGATTACTCTGTATTTGACTCTAGCCTAGAATCAGTGTATAATTTATTACCCAAGGAAACTTGGGACGACAAAACAACACTTGAGAGTTTTAATGGTATTGTGTCAAAGCTAAAAAACCATTGCAAAACTGACCTAAGCAGACAACAAAGTCTGTTGCAGTATCTTGATGCCAACGATTACAGAAGAAACACCAAATGGAAAGACATTTTTTCCTGGCTGACAATAGGATAACACATGTGGTACAGTAAAGTTACTGCTAATCTTGGACTCATACCAGACTTCATACAACACTATGAGAATGAATTAGATCTGGCCAAGCGAGACTGCAAAATCGGTGGTGTGGTAGAAAAAAACATCACTGCATTGCCTGGTATCACAGAGCATAGATTTAATCAACTACAAGAAATTGAGGCAGTGCTTAATTTTCTCAACATTCAATTGCGCAAAATTCGTCGCAAACACTTTCAGAAATATTTGGAAGGATATGCAAGAGCCTTGACCAGTAGGGACGCTGAAAAATATGTTGATGGTGAGGACGAAGTTATTGATTATGAAACTATCATCAACGAAGTAGCGTATCTACGAAATCGATGGTTAGGGATCATGAAAGGTCTTGACACCAAACAGTGGCAAATGGGACATGTGGTACGATTGCGTACTGCTGGCATGGAAGATATACAAGTTTAAAGGAATCAATGAGTTATCTATTTACAAGTGAAAGCGTGTCTGAAGGACACCCAGACAAAATAGCAGACGCTATCAGCGATGCTGTGTTGGATTTGGTTATGATCAAGCAAGACACAGCGTTGCGATGTGCATGTGAAACATTAGTCACTACTAATCGTGTCATTGTGGCAGGCGAATACAAAGGCATATTACACGCCGAGGAAGTTGATAGTGCAGTTCGCAAGGTTATTAAAGATGTTGGGTACGAGCAAACAGGATTTGATTGGCGCACAGTAGAGATTACAAATTTGTTGCACGGACAAAGTGCCGACATTGCACTGGGAACTGACACATTTGGTGCAGGAGATCAAGGCTTAATGTTTGGATATGCCTGCAACGAAACTGACGCACACATGCCTAGCGCAATTTATTGGAGTCACAAGATTGTAGAACATCTTGCCAAATTACGCAAAAATAATAGCTTGCCTTGGCTTGGCCCTGATGCAAAAAGCCAAGTAACATTTGAATATAACGATGACGGCTCTCCAACACGTATTGCCAAGGTAGTATGCAGTACCCAACACAGCGACAACATGCCTATCAGCGTTGTGCGAGCCGCAGTTGAAGAAGTAATTCGTAGTGTGTTACCCATGAGATTAGTAGATGACCAAACTGAATTCTTTATTAACCCTACTGGTAGATTTGTTATTGGTGGCCCTGATGGCGATACTGGGCTTACTGGCCGTAAGATTATTGTTGATACTTACGGTGGCTATAGTCCTCATGGTGGCGGAGCCTTCAGTGGCAAAGATCCTACTAAAGTGGATCGTAGTGCTGCCTACTTGACACGGTGGATTGCCAAGAACATTGTGGCAAGTGGACGGGCTAATTGGGCCACGGTACAGATCAGTTATGCTATTGGACTAGCTCAGCCCATGAGTTTTTATGTAGAAACTGCCGATGTTGGGCAAGGTCGTGCGTTAACTAAGTGGATACAAGACAACATTGATCTAACCCCTCGGGGCATTATTGAACGATTTAACTTGTTCCGCCCTATCTACAGCTCAACAACCAACTACGGTCACTTTGGCAAAGATTATTTACCCTGGGAAAAACTAGACCTGTTCTGATACTGTGTTTAAATAACAGTATGAAAATTGTTATAGTCACAGGGGGCTTTGACCCCATCCACTCCGGACACCTTGCCTACTTTCAGGCAGCAAAACAACTAGGAGACAAACTAGTTGTTGGACTTAATTCAGATGAATGGCTTACTCGTAAAAAGGGCAAGCCATTCATGCCCATGAGAGAACGGTTTGCTTTAGTCAGTGCATTGAGCATTGTAGACGAGGTTGTGGTTTACAATGATAATGACAATAGCAGTTGTGACGCAATCCAACTGATAAAAATACGTTACCCCAACGATCAAATTGTATTTGCCAATGGCGGCGATCGCACCCGGGATAACATTCCCGAAATGGTCATTGACGATGTGGAGTTTGTGTTTGGTGTTGGTGGCGAAAACAAAATGAACTCTAGTTCATGGATACTTGAAGATTGGAAAAAACCCAAGACTGGTCGTGCCTGGGGATACTATCGTGTGCTACACGAAGTTGGGACAAATACCAAACTCAAAGAACTCACAGTAGCACCCAAGACTTGTTTAAGTATGCAACGACATGATCACCGTGCTGAGTTTTGGTTTGTTGCAGAAGGTGAAGCCGCAGTATATACTTTGGATAATTCCAGCGATCACGATCTTGTTGGGCATTTCGGAGTGCATGAGCATATCTGGATTGCCAAAAATCAATGGCACATGCTGTGCAACGAAACTGATCAACCTCTCAAATTGATCGAAATTCAGTTTGGTGAGAATTGTGTAGAAGAAGATATTGAGCGCAGATGAAAGCCATACCAGTCTACATTGGCTATGATCCAAGAGAAGCCATTGCTTTTCACACCTGTGCCAACTCCATCATACGACATGCATCAAAACCTGTGGCTATTATTCCTGTGGCCCTGAACTTGTTTCGTGACTATGAAGAAACACACACAGATGGCAGCAATCATTTTATCTACACACGCTTCTTAGTGCCACACCTGCAAGAATACACAGGTTGGGCTATCTTCATTGATGGTGATATGATTGTACGCGATGACATTGTGAAGTTATGGGAATTGCAAAATCCCTATATGGATGTGATGGTAGTCAAACATGATTACCAAACACGCATGCCTGTAAAGTACTTAGGAGCAAAAAATGAAAACTATCCTCGAAAAAATTGGTCTAGTGTTATTCTGTGGAATTGTAATTCTTTTCCTAACAGGAAACTTACTCCCCAGTTCGTCCAACACGCCACAGG